CGTCGTTCAACGCCTGGGTCGCGCAGGAGGAAGGCCACACCCGCGGCTCGACGAAGGTCCTGTACGACGCCCGCGTAGCGCCCCCCGGCGCGGTGCTGACCGACTCGCCAGACCGTTCCAAGGGTGAGATCAGCCTCACCGAGGCCCTGAAGTTCGTCTACGACGACTGCTGGTGGGCGGATCTCGACTTCATCAAGGAGCGGATCTGGGACCTGCAGGCCTCCGCCGCGGAGAGCCGGCGGAAGTACCTCAACCAGCCGACCGCCAGCAAGGACGCCTGGGTCACCCCGCAGGACTGGTCGAAGCTCACGGACCTCGACAAGGTCGTGGCCGAGGGCGAGACGGTGGTCCTGTTCTTCGACGGGTCCAAGTCCCGTGACGCGACCGCACTCATGGGCTGCCGGATGAGCGATGGCCATGTCTTCACCGTCGGCGTCTGGGAGCCGGACACGGCCCACAACGCGGCCGACGTCGTACCCGTCGGCGCAGTCGACTCAGCGGTGATCGGTGCGCACGCACGCTACGACGTCGTCGCGTTCTTCGCCGACGTCCAGGAGTGGCAGGGCTTCGTCAAGGTGACCTGGCCTGACCGGTACAAGGACAACTACCTCATCATGGCGGCCCCGGCCGCCCGTGAGGTGATGCCGATCGCGTGGGACATGCGGTCACGCGCCTACGAGTTCGCTGAGGCCGCCGAGACCTGCCTCGAGGAGATCCTCCAGCAGGGCTTCACCCACGACGGCGACCCGCGGGTAGCCCGCCACGTGGGCAACGCCCGGATGCACGAGTACAAGGGCCGCCACTCTATCGCCAAGGAGTCCCAGGACTCCCCACGAAAGATCGACGCCGCCGTCTGCGTGATCGGCGTCCGGATGGTTCGCAGGTTCGTCCTGGCGAGCAAGGAATACCAGAAACGTCAACGGCGAGGCCGTAAGAGCCGCGTCATCGTCCTCAGCTGACACAGCGGGAAGGGGCACTACACGTGACCATGCCCACAGGTGTGACAGGCAGCCCCGTTGACATGGACCACCCCAACCAGACCTATGGCGTCAAGGCGTACGGCCCGAGCCAGGTCGTATCCCTGGACCTGCCGCTGGTGCACCTGTCCGACGACGAGCAGGCAACCGTCGAGCGGCTCACGGCACTGGTGGAGTCCAAGCGGTACGGCCTCGAGCTGATCGACGCGTACTACCGCGGCTCCGTCCACATCCAGGACCTCGGCATCTCCATCCCGCCGCAGATGCGCAACCTGCACACCACCACCGGGTGGCCACGGGTTGCCGTCGACGCCCTGGACCGCCGGCTGAACGTCGACGGCTTCCGCTACCCCGACTCCAACGACGTCGACGCGGACCTGCAGGAGATCTGGCTCGAGAACGACCTCGACGCCGAGCACCCCCTGACCCACCTGGATGCCCTGGTCTTTGGCTGCGGGTACGTCGGGGTGGGCTCGCCGGTGTCAGGCACGAACGCCATCGACACCCCCCCGTTGATTACCGTGGAGTCACCGCTGGATATCGCGGTCGAATGGGACGCCCGGACCAGGACGATCGTCGCGGCACTGCGGCTCTTCGGCTTTGAGGGCACCCGTCAGGGCACCCTGTACCTGCCTGACGAGACGATCTCCGTCATCAAGTCTGCCGGCGGCTGGACCGTCACCGACCGAGACCAGCACAACCTCGGCCAGACGATGATCGTCCGGATCCCGAACCGCCCCCGGTCCTACAACCGCGACGGCGCCTCGGAGATCACCCCGGAGATCATGTCGATCACCGACGCCGCCTGCCGGACGCTGCTGGGCCTGGCCGTCGCGGGCGAGTTCTACTCCGGGCCCCAGAAGTACATCCTCGGCGCCGACGAGGCGTCCTTCCAGGCCCCGGACGGGACGCCGAAGTCGGCCTGGGAGACCTACCTCGGGCGGATCCTCGCGCTCGAGCGCGACGCGGAGGGCCAGGTGCCCACCGTGGGCCAGTTCACCGCCTATGACCCGTCCGTGTTCACCAAGGTCATCGACTCCTACGCAGAGCGCATGTCGGCACTGACCGGCCTTCCCCCCTACATGCTCGGATTTGCGACCGCGAACCCGACCTCGGCCGACGCGATCCGAGCCGGCGAAGGCGAGCTGATCCGGCGCGCCGACCACAAGACGGTCATGTATGGCAAGGGCTGGCGCGACGTCATGAAGCTGGCGCTGACGGTCCGAGGTGGCCCGCTCCCGGACACGATGGCGAAGATCACCACCGTGTGGTCATCGACCGCGACGCCAACAGTCGCCGCAACCACCGACGCGATCTTCAAGCAGGTCACGATGGGCTACCTCCCAGCGACCAGCGACGTCACCGGCGAGGCCCTTGGCTACACCGCTATCCAGCGGGAGCGCATCGAGATCGACCGGCAGACCGACGAGGGCATGTCGATGCTCGAGGAGATCGCCCACAACATGGACGCGAAGGCGCTGCGGACTGAGAAGTCGGTCACGGCTGACGAGTCCGTAGGCGCCTCCGCCGCGCCGGTCGCGGGGCTGTCAGGCGTCGCTCCAAAGAAGCCACCTGGTGTCCCAGCCGGTACTTGAGGCCGCCCCGGTTTTGGCTGAAGGCCACCAGCTGGGCCAGGCCGCTCTTGTCTCACTGATCCCAGACGTGTTGCGCCAGGCGTGGCCGCTGCTCGACCTGCACGACCTCAGCGGCACGATGCCTGCGTTCACGGCGGCTGTGCGGGCCATCGTGGCGAGGTATGGGAAGGCGTCCTCAGCAGCTGCAGTCGCCTACTACCAGAGCGAGCGTAGGGCAGCGTCGGTACCCGGAAGGGCGCTGGTGAAGCTGGCTCCGACCCCTGCAGAGTCGGTGATTGAGTCGGCTGTGTCGTGGGCGACCACGGACCTTTACGGCCCCGTCACTGCGCAGACCACAACTGCCGCGGTGCAGCGCCTGGACGAGTCGGTATCGCAGCTGGTGCTGGACCAGAGCCGAGACACCCTCATCGGAACTGTCCGATCGGACAAGGCCGCTAAGGGTTGGGTTCGGGTCACCGAGCCGGGCGCCTGTTCCTTCTGCACGATGCTCGCCCTGCGGGCCGGAGCCGGAATGTTGTATTCGAAACGGTCGGCCGACTTCCTGTCTCACGGTCATTGCCGGTGCCATGCGGAGCCGGTCTTCACCGCCTACGAGCCGTCCGCGCGGATGCGCGACATGCAGGCGCTGTGGGACACCTCGACCAAGGGCAGGAGCGGGCCGGACGCCCGGAACGCCTTCCGTCAGGCCATCGAAGGTCGCCCGGTGACCGGCACGACCGGTCCCAAGACGCCGAAGACGACTCTCGGCGCATCGAGCATGGATCGGGCTCAGGCCGAGTTCTTCCTGGCCCAGGCGCAGCGGATGAAGGACTCGCCGTGGCGCACGAAACGTCTTGCCGAGCTGCAGAGCCTGCTCGGCAAGTAGCAGGAACCCCGCCTGGTGCGGGGTAAAACAACCAACCGTCCCAGGAGGACAGCAACCATGCCCGAAACCGACCCCACTGCCGACGCCGCTGCCACGGCTAAGGCCGCTGCTGACGCCGTCGCTGCTGCTGCCGCCGCGGACCCGGCCAAGACCGGCGACCAGAAGAAGTCCCTGGAGGACCTGCTCGCTGGCATGGACGAGACCGCACGCACAGCGGTGCTCGGCGAGGTCACCAAGGCGCGCACTGAGGCACACGGCCTGCGTACCCGTCTGAAGGAGGCCGAGCCGAAGGTCGCCGAGTACGACCGTCTGCGCGAAGCGTCCAAGACTGCCGAAGAACGCACCCAGGAGGTGCTCAAGGCGGCCGAGGACCGCGCACAGGCTGCAACGCAGCGTGTGGCGCGCGCCGAGGTCAAAGCGGCCCTCACCGGGCTCGTGGACGACCCCGACGCCATCGTCGAGGACCTCAACCTCGCGCGGTTCGTCGACGCCGACGGGGAGATCAACGAGACGGCGATCACCGCCCTCAAAACGAAGTACGCGGCCTTCAGCGGCCGGCGACCGCCCCGCCCCGACCCTTCGCAGGGGTCCGGCGCGAACGGGCGATCCGAATCCTCAGCCGCTGCGCAGTTCGCATCCATCCTCCAGGGCCAGATCGGCTCTCGCGGTTAAGCCCAAACATCAAGGAGAGCCATCATGGCTGCTGTCCAACTGTCCAATATCAACCCGACCCTGCTCCCGCCGATCATCACCGGCCCCATCTTCCTGAAGGCGGCAGAGTCCTCGGCGGTCATGCAGCTGGCCCGCAGGGTCCCCCTGGCTGTCAACGCACAGACCGCTATCCCGGTCCCGATGGACGTCCCCACCGCAGGGTGGGTCACTGAGGGCGGCGTCAAGCCTGTCGCTGCCGGCGGCGTCGGCATCAAGCTGATGACGGGCAAGAAGGTCGCCCTGCTGGTCCCGGTCTCCCAGGAGGTCGTGATGACCAACGCGGCCGGCCTGTACGACCAACTCGAGCAGGACCTGCCCACCGCGATCAGCCGCGCCTTCGACTACGCGTCGATCCACGGCCTCGACCTGAAGACTGGCGGCGCGGGCCCGTTCGCCGACTACCTCGCCAAGACCAACAACAGCCAGGTCATCGGCGCGACCGCTGCCTCTTCCGGTGGCGCGTACGCCGACCTCGTGCTCGGTCTCCAGAAGGTCGTCAACGCCCCCGTGCAGGGTTACGAGTTCTCCGGCTTCGCCGCCGACCCTCGCCTGAAGCCCGAGCTGATGCTGTCTACCGACACCCAGGGCCGCCCCCTGTGGGTCGATGGTGACCCCAAGGCCGGCTTCAACGGCGGGACCCTGCTCGGCTACCCGGCGTTCTACAACACCGGCGTGTCCGGCAAGTACTACCGCCAGGGCGACGCCGTACAGGTCATCACCCTGGTCGGCGCCCCCACCGGTGGCACGTTCCACCTCACCATCGGTGGCGTGGACACGGCCGAGATCGCCTACAACGCCGCCAACACGGTCGTCCAGACCGCGATCCAGGCACTGCCCGGCTCCACCGCGGCCGGCGCAACAGTCACCGGTGCGTCATCGCCGTGGACCGTCACGTTCGCCAACGCAGCCGGACCGATCAAGGTCAACCAGAAGCTGCTGACCGGTGGCACCGCCGCCACGTCCGTGGGCACCGTGGCCCAGTCCCCGGTC